TATCATTACTCTCTCCGCCCATTGCAAGATTATCTACAGTATCGAATCTGTCTGCTAAATGATTTGACCATACTATCGGAGATATATTGTTGTCTCCGCCAGCCATACCAGACCCTGCTGTATAACTACAACCATTCACAAGCAAATTATTCATACATAATTCCTCTGTTGTAGTTCTTTATAAATTGCATCGCCTATAAGTTTATGTCCGGTTTCATTAGGGTGTTTATCTTCAGCACTAATAAAATTACGCTCTTGGTAAATTGTTAACGGTCGAGCTGTCCATTTATCAGTATCCACATTGTTCTTTAAATGTAGTTCGTATTGTTCCTTGTCAGCATCATCACTAAGGAGATGGCTGTAAAGTGACATTGATGTAAATATATACGGTATCATTTTGCTGTCTAAATACTGTTGCATCAAAATAACTTTCTTATAAAAATTTATCTGGTAATCAGTTATGCTCTTTCCATGCATTAACTGTTTCTCAGCCGCATCTGTTAGCCTGTCGTACATGCCATTGGTTTGTAGCTTTTCTAAATCATTAGCATTATCCATGTTAAAACTAATAGTCTTCCCCGTTGTATTACAAAAGCCAGCAAATGCGTTACATGAAGGTATAAAGCGTTCAAAACGCAAAGGACTAGTCCATTGTATAACTGCAACATAGTCTGTAGCATTACGAGAATTAAAATATTCCATTGTGGTACGAAGTATTCTATCGTTACTCGCACCTCTAATTGCTAAATTAGTAACAGATTCAAATTCGGGTATTTGGTTTGCCCAAACATACTCTAACGGAGGTGCCAGTTCGCCATCAGCAGTATGTACTTCACCATTACCTGCTGTAAAACTACATCCATTTACAAATAATTTTGTCATAGCATTTTTGCCTGAACTTGTATTTTAAGTTCGTTACTAACTGCATTTTCTGTAATGCTTTTCATTGTTAATAACCTGCCATATTTGTTTACTGCATCGGCAACATCTTTGCATTCAGACGACCATTTAGGAAAACTTACTTCCCATCCTAGTTCTACTGCTGTTGCTATTAAGTCTTTACCTGCACTATCTCTATCAGGACATAGTATAACACGTTTATTAAGTTTAGAAATCAAATGTGCTTGTTCAGGTGTTACACTATTACCCAAAACACTTATGCCATCTATAAGTATTGCATCAAATACGCCTTCTACTACTATAACAAAGTCTCTATCACTGTCTACATACCTGTCTATGTTAAACACATAGCCTGGTTGTACATTTAATAGGTACTTTGCAGTTTCTTTGTTAGGTGGGCTAATGTGTCTGCCGGTCCATCCTACTAATTCGTTGTTATATAGAAACGGAACAACTAAACGTTTTTTGTATAGACTGTTGTTAATGTGCATCAAAGGGAAATTTCCTAGCAATCCACGTTGTTGTGCATATTCTTTAATTGGGTGTCCATCTTCCATGTGTTCTACTAGTGTAGTTTCTTCTGGTAATTGATGTGTTACGAAACTAGCCGCTGTATAAACATACTCAGTGCTGTCTTCTATCTCTAATTCTTCTGAATGCTTCATTAAGTCTAAAACAACTTTATGTATATCCTTGTTAGACACACCTAATGTCTCACATAGTTGCCTGTACTTATGACCTAACTTTGGACTAGGTGCCCAGCCAGTTGTAAAACTACAGTTAAAACAGTGATAGCTTATTTTAGCATTACTCTGAATTACTCCTGCACGTTTTCTCTTGTCGCTACATAGAGGACAATCAAACGTTATCCAACCACTAGGAGTTTTGCCAGAGTTTAAGGGCAAATTATCCATAAGTAATCGATGTACTTGGTCTACTAGTTCATGATGATGCATATTCAGTTATTATAACAGCTTAATGCGAAGAAGTCAATTAATTTCTTAGTTGAAATTTATCTATTGTGCCGGCTGTTGGGTGATATTTAACCCTAATCCAATTAGTGTTAATCTTGAAGTTGAAAGGATCTACTCCACTGAATGCTGTGTTGTATGGCATACTTGGAGAACCGATGTCTCCTTGCACATTTACATCATACCAATCTGTTTCGCTTGGTGTAGTCTCTAATGCACTTGCTTGTATTGAGATATTTCCAGTAAAGCTAGTCATATAAAATGCACATGTATGGCTACCGTTCTGATCGTTATCCATATTGCCGTACATTGCACTAGTAACAAACGTATTGGCGGCATCGCCCAAATCAGTGTTTGATGTTTGTGTAAATGTTGTTGTTTCTTGTGTTGCTATTGGTTCGTACTCCAAAGAGCTCTTTACTTCCAAGTCAGTTACAATTCTATCATTTTGGTTTGCATATAAAGGATACTCTGATGCACCGTTATCTGCAGATTCTGTAATAGCAATTGTGTAAAGTCCTGCGCCAATGTTTCTTAAATCGGATGGGACTAAATCAAGTGTTGCTTCTCCAGTAGTACCGCTGTTTACCAATGTAAGTTGCTTGAGCATTATTCTACGTTTGGTGTTTGGGTTCATGATGGTTGCATATAGGGCCTTGGTGCTAATGTTTTGCAAAGCTCTATCTCTATTTCTTACAAAGAAACTTAACTTATTATTAAACCCTTTGTGGACTGTTAATTTATTTTGATTCATAGGTCTGTTATCCGTTTTTATGCCTTCTATCGTTAAAACTAAGTCCAACGACTGGTTTCCTAAATTATATATTGTATGACTACCGTTAAAGGACATTATTTAATTCCATGTTTGTTATGTATTTATCCATTTGTACTATAAATACTTTTGATGACTAATGAGACTAACCTACAAGAGAAATTCCCTTTTTTAACTGGAATGGCGTACAATGGCAAAGACTATGTCGGCATTGTGCAAAACAAGGACAACCAGATTATAAGTTTTTACGATATTGACAAATGTCGTAACAGTGAAGAAAAGAAAATCATGATGGATTGTGGAGACTTATGGTGGTGGGAATCTAACAGGATGTTACCAATTGATGTATTTTTATTCCATGAAATGCAAGAATTCAGGCACTGTGTTAGTACGTTTATTCTAAAAGAAACTGAAATATTGTTTGGGCCTGTAACTAGTATGCAAAACATACTTAAAAAGCGGATCAAAAGAAGAAGTATTCAGTTAGTTAGAAGTATCGACCCAAAACTTAAATAAGACGTTACTTACCTAATTGCTCTAAGATTAAATTTAACTGCACAATAATAGCTGTAGCATATCCAATTGCATGACTTCTTTTAAAGAAGTAACCATCAGTTTGTTCCCATACTTCTTTTGAAATAACTTCCCAAGTATTACCAACCAAATGTCGTTTGCCTGGTCTTATAAGTGCAAGTATCATTGCTAAGTCTTCCACACTATTAGGTAAGTGTTGTTTAACAATGTCGTGGTGTTTGCTAATATGAAACAGTTGGTCAACAATTTCTTTATGCTCAAACAACTCCCACATAGGTTCTGTTGCTAAAAGTTTATCTAAATGCTGTTCACTTTTAACGCCATTGTAAATGTGGTTGTTCAATACATCTAATTTAAAGTAACCAACTGCTTCTGCTTCTTTGTGGTCTATTGTACTAAAGCCTTTTAACGGAAACATAGGAATAGGTTGCACATACACTCCAGTGTTATGCTTTTCAAATTCTATTCCACGTTTGATACTTGCTGGCGTATGTTGAATAAGTTCTAGTAACTTATCCCTATCAGCCATATCAATGTCTACGTCAAAATCTATATTCATATTATTTTAGCTATCGTGTTTGCTAAGTTTACAAACCATTTAGCGTCATGTCCTTTAGTTGTTTCAGCGGCAGTACCTAATCGAATACCACTTGTTTCTGTAAAACTTCTAGGGTCATTTGGTATGCCGTTTTTGTTTACAGTAATACCATTCGCCTCTAACATGTTCGCGGCATCTTTACCACTTACACCTCTATTAGTTAAGTCAAGTAATATTATATGCGAATCTGTGCCGTTTGTCAAGCAGTTAAATCCATTTGCTGTAAGTTGCTTTGCAAATGCCTGAGCATTTATAACAACATCTTTTGCATACTGACTGAAAGACGGAGTGTTTGCCTCAATAAAACATTGTGCTTTTGCGGCAATTAAATGCATCAACGGACCACCTTGTGTTCCAGGAAAGATTGCACTATTAATACGTTTAGAGTATTCTTCGTTATTCCACAATATAATGCCGCCCCTAGGACCTCGTAATGTCTTGTGTGTAGTTGACGTAACTACATCTGCATAAGGTAGCGGACTTGGATATGCCTTGCCTGCAACTAGTCCACTGTAGTGTGCCATGTCAACTAATAACAATGCTCCTACTGAATCAGCAATAGCTCTAAACCATCCCCAATCAATTTCACGTGGGTATGCACTAGCACCAGCAACAATCATCTTTGGCTTATGACGTTCGGCTAACATTTGAACTTCAACATAATCGATGTAACCATCATCGTCAACACCATAATGATATGCTTGGTAAACCTTGCCTGATATATTTGGCTTACTGCCATGGCTTAAATGTCCACCACTTGCTAAATCCATGCCAAGTATTGTATCGCCCGGCTTTAAGAATGCTTGGTATACTGCTGTATTGGCATTAGCACCACAATGCGGTTGTACATTAGCAAAGTTACAACCAAATAACTTCTTAACCTCTTCGATTGCAAGGGTTTCAATTTCGTCCATATGTTCGCAACCGTTATAGTATCGTGCTCCAGGATAACCTTCTGCATACTTATTAGTAAATACACTTCCGCTTAATTCCATTACTGCATCGCTGGCATAGTTTTCACTTGCTATAAGCTCTATTGTGTTATCTTGACGTACTGTTTCTTTATCTAAGATTTCTCTTATTTTTGTATCCATATTCATAGTCCGATTAAACCCCAACCGTGGTTAGCAATTGCATTAAGTATAATAGCAACACATGTCAACATGTGAGTTAACCACCATACCGTTCTAATTCCTGCTACAGTATTTGCTTGGGTATCTGTTTCGCCGACTTTCTCGCCTAAACTTTTTGCCCAAACTTTCCAATACTTATTCATATCTCTTTTCCAGCAAATTCTCCAGCCATTGGGAATACCGTTGCAATAACTTCTGCTACTGCATGTGCTAATTCCATATGTTCTAACTGTGTGCCATTTGATCCACGCAATTCAATATAATGTATCCAGCTACGAAGTGTACCATTCACGTAGAGCCTGCTTAGTGTGTTTCCTTCTGGAAGTACTGCTCTTGCCTGCTCTTTAGCAATTCCTTTGCTTATAGCCCAATTGTAAGCGTCTAAGGATGCGTCTATAACTCGTTGTTGCTTGTTTTTCCATTCGCCTTGGAGTACTGCATGTCCATCCATCTCAGGATCAAGTTCAATACTGTTTTGCCTATTAACAGGATCTTGTAATCTTGCTTGTCTAATCTCAAATGCTAAATCTTTTGTAGGGTCTGCGTAACGTTGACTAAACTCTTGGAAACTAAAACTTCTGTGTCTCAATAATTGTCTAGCAATGTCTCTAGTAGTTTCTACTTCCATACAAACACTTACCATTTCAAGTGGGCTCCAATGTTTGTGCTTCATTAGATACTTTACTAGCTTGTCATTTGTTTTTGTATTGTCTTGATTTTCTGGATTACTTACCCTGGCACAATATGCCACTAAGCCTAATAGACTTGAATCTTTATCTAATCCGGATGGGTCTGGTGCTTGACTATAACTAATTATCTTTGCTTTCATTATTTTAAAAATTCCTTATTGTTATCGTTGTTTAAAAATGCTTTTGCTACTTGGTCATGTCCCCAATCATCAAAGTGCGAAGCTAAAGGTATCCAGCCTCGTTCCGATGATAATTTTCTCCAGTTTTCAATAGAGCCAAATGATTCTGGAATAATGTCCCAAATATCCATTAACGAAAAGTCTGGTAACCTTGTTAATGTGCTGGAAGTTAAATCGTCTGTGAAAGGGAAGGGCAATAATATTACTTTGACCCCCAATTGGTCACATATCGCTTTAACTAATGATATACTGGATAATGCTCTTAAATATCGTTTATATTGAGGAGTAGTATAAAACTCTGTATCTTCTAACCCTACAAACACTTGACCAAATTTGTCAACTACTTTATTTGCAGGTACTACAGGTGCTTCATTTGCAACAACTCCTCTATGTGCTACCCATTCACGATTACCAAGTCTTCTACCAGCTGGATCTCTGGACTTAGTAGGCATGAAATTGCTAAACAGTATTCCAAGTTTAGATAAAAATGCTGGAGTTCTAGCCATGTCTATCACTATCTTTTCATTTAGGTCAAATAAACTCTTCTTATCAGGTATGTTTTCTTGTTGTAATTGCTCTACAAATGTAAATGTACCAGTATAAATTAAATGGGATATTTTTCTATCGTTTAATAATCTACCAATAGTAACAAATGCGCCGGCTTCCCAATCACTCCAATTAATGCCTTCAAATTCTACTTTTTTAAAGTCGCCTTGTTCTGCAATAATGTCTGCCCAATGTGGTTCGTTCCAATTAGCGGCGGAATAACTTGCTCCACTGACCATCAGCTTATTTTTTTTCCTCATAGATTTGCTCTCACGCATGTTTCTTTAATCTCTGCTACTTCATCTTTGTTATTTTTAAATAGTTTCATCCAAAACGGAGGATCTATATTATCTTGTATCATTTTTATTTGTTCATCGTTAAAACGTTCTAACAATGTTCCGCCTGTGTCACTTAAATACAACACCCAAGGACTTACTTTGCCTGAACGTATATCATATACTGCTCTGCTAGGAGATACATTAATAAAGTATGACTGCCATATTTCATTATGTTCTTCTCCCCACTTGGACATGTAAATTACAGTTCGCTCTAATGCTTTTAGACCAGGCTCTTTTTTTACATATTCTTTTAAAAACTTATCGTACTGTGCATCAGATATCCATAACTTTAATTTTACGCCTGTCTTAATTAGCCATTCTGTAAATTGTTCTGGCTGTAGCCATTCGTTCACTTGACATGCTCTGCCAAATTTAACAAATGATTCGTAATAAGGACTTACAATAAAGTCTTCCATTGTCTTAGGATGTTTAGCACTAGTATTTAAATCATAAAACATTTGGAATGCACGGTGGCTTAATCGTATGTGGCTCATATCCTTGTCTGCATATCTGCGTTTCTTTACACACATATGAACTGCCAGAGTAGTCTCTGACTTAAATGATTTTTTGCACCACTTACATTCCATTATTTAAATATCTCTTTTATTTCTTTATCCTCAACGCCAGCATCTTTAACATATTGCTTGAGTTCGTCTTTAGTGTTTATACTTAATAGTAACTCTAACTCATCATGCTTTAAATGTGGCAGTAATTCTGATATTGCTGTAAACACCTTGTTTTTCTTTTTTCTAGTGTTCGGCGGTTTAATGTATTCATGATTTTGTGTTTTGCCACAACCAGCTACAGTAAACAATAGCCATTGTAATTCTGGATGTTTACTAACATCACTAAATCTATTATTAATACATTCGTTAACCATATATAAGTAGTCAGCTGACTTTGGGCCTCGAACACAACTAGCATAACGCATCATCATCCAGGCACTAAATGCCTTTTTCTTTTCTGCATCAAGCCTAGTATACCATCCTCGATCCTTTACGTCAATCGCTCTCATAACTTCTGATAGTGGTATAGCTGGTGCCTTCTTCTTAGCCGCCATGATAATCCTTGTATGTTTTTATAAAGTGTTCCTCGCCATTAGCAACATTTTCAGCCCATGTAGATCCGGCTTCCTCATCTGCAGTATCGCTGATGTATTTATAACAGTAAAATTCTACGACTTCATTTTTACAAACTTTTGCAATTGCATAGGCTTCCATTTCAACAATGTCTGTAGGTATTGCCAGTTTAGGATTTATAACAAAATCATCTCCAGTACTACAAGAGATGCCTTCACCAATAACAATTGTTCTGCTGTTTGGTTCGAATGGTGTCTCTCCTAGTTCGATACCTAGTTGTGTGCATTTCATATCACGTTGTACAACTTTACCAACTTGATGTATGCCGTTATGCAATGTGATTCCTCCAGCAGTACCAAAGTTCCAAACACGTTCAGGCTTGTATCTTTCTATTAACTTTGCCGCTGTCATACTTGCATTAACTTTACCTACTCCAGTAAAGAAAACGTTTTCCCATGTAGCCATTTCAGGAGCTTCTTGCTCCAATGCTATTAAAATTATATCTTTGATATTATTCACCTTCAAATTCGATTAGTGTGTTTACGCTGTATCCATGTTGTTTTATTATAGCACTTCCTTTAAGTGTGGGCAAGTCTATTAGTGCTAAAATTAAAATATTTTCTTTTGGTACAGCAAAATGTTCATGTACAATGTCAGCACACGCTATTGCTGTGCCGCCTGTAGCAATTAAGTCGTCCATGATTACTACTTTGTCGTGTGGTGCAATGTCTGTACTGCATTGTATGTTTAAACTTGCAGTACCGTATTCTAGTTCGTAGTCTTTCCTATATATCTTACCAGGCAACTTACCAGGCTTACGAGCCATTATAAAAGGCAAGTCTAGATCGCTGGCAATAGGAGCACCAAATACAAACCCTCTACTTTCAATGCCAATAAGTTTAGTAGCACCAAAGCCCATTGTTAATGAAGTTAACTCTGATAATGACTTGTTAAATACTTCGGGGTTTTCTAGCAGGCTTGTAATATCTCTGAATTCAATACCTGCTTTTGGAAATCCGGAAACTGTTCTAATACTATCTTTTAAATCAATATTATAACTACTCGGCATTTAATTCATCTTCCATATCAAGCCACATTTCGTTTTCGTCTAAATACTCCGGTGTGTACTTGGTATCGTTGTCATGCCATTTCATATTCATATACCCTACACTTGCATAGTAGCCTTTACCGTTTGTATCGTTATTATCCCATTCCTGTTCTAATACTTCTTTTTTATACCAAACGTCTTCCACAATTTCGCCACACATTGTTTCAACAGTATTGAATGCAATTTGGTTAGGGTCAAAATCTTCGCCTATAGTTTCAACAAACCAACAACCAAATCCACCTTTCTCACTACTATGAAATTGTAGCACTGGCTTATAATCAGTCATGTCGTCTGGCTTAGTTGTGTCATGGTATGCTTCTCTACCGTATAAATGCCATCCATCTATATCAATTTGATTGGTGTAGGGATAATCATCGCTACCGTCTGCTTTAACTTCTTCGACTGTAAATTGGTCATCTGAGTAAGCACCATTTATATGTTCGATGTCCGTTGTTTCTGTCCACGATTCAAAGTCTTCGTAAGGAATTGGAATATCGTTATCTATATCTTCATCGTCCCAACCGAAACTAGTAACATAATCTATTAACTCGCTTTCTTCTTTATCCATAAAGTAGTCTACGAAATCTTCGTTAACTGTACCAATTGTTACTTCGCCACCTCGGTATCCTGCTTCAATTCTAAAACGCCTTTTTACACCTTTCAGTTTCTGCGTCATTTTATCTATATCTGTATCTAAACTCATTTGAGCCTCCTAGTCAATTAACTGACCAATATCTATTTCATGTGGTATTTTATTTGCTTCTTTAACAAACATGACACACTTAGGATTGTGACCATCTTCTAGAGGTACAATTAACATGTGTCCATTTTTTAGCTTTGGAAAGAACCACTTCACATCTTGAAAGATATTTGTAATTTTAATTTCTTCTGCTGACAACAGTGAGCCGCTTAGTGGATTTAATGCCACTGTTAAAAAGCCTCTATTGTTTAAACTAGTTAATGGAATAACTTCCACGCCAGTTAAATCTTCATCGGTGATTGCTATACTCCAATCCATCGGCATTTGAATATTGTGTTCACCGATTTGTAAACATATTGCTGGAGCATAAAAACTCTCTAGGAATATGAGGGGTAGGAAATAGTAATCCATAAATGTCGGATCGGTCGTATCAAACACAGCAAACCGGACATCATCTATCTGATCCGGAACTTGGTCTATTTCAAATACGGTATTCTCAACTGTTAATATTTTCATTTATACTCCACTTTGGTAACTTGAAATTTGAAAGATTGCTCTTTATAAAAGGCTTTCCTTTTTGTCAAATGACGTTTACTATATTTTAAATTACTAGTTACATCGATTACCTGTAAATAGTCCTTGTCTTCTGCTTTACGGATTCCTCTGCCAATACTCTGAATTACCCTAACAAAACTCTTGCCTGGTTCTACCATTACAAGATTAAAGATTCTAGGTATGTTAATTCCAACTGCGGCAACTCCGTAAGTTGCTACAATTACTTTATTATCCATATCGGATACTTCAGCATATTCTTCTTGCCTGTCTTTCACTTTCATTGCACCTGATATAAATGCCCATTCAGGGTTTCTTTCTTTAAACATTTCACCTGTTGCAAGTCTATCAATTAGCACTAATGTATTTCCGTTATCGGCTAATCCATTAATAATTGAAGACAAGTGGTCTATACGTTTAGGGTCTGTTACTAGCCATTTTAATTCTTGTGCATAACCTGTAAAGCCTTGCACACCGTCTTGCATTTGAAAAATATTAATATCCAGGTCTGCTAGGACGCCTCTGTCTTGTAACTCTTTACTACTTAAACTTCCAGTAACTGGACCTAAGCAACAAGTACACCCAACTGCTTCGTGTTCATCTTGTGGTATTGTGCCTGTTAATCCCCAACGGATTGGAACATTAGCAAACACTCCTCCTAATAGTTTCTGGAGTACATCGGCTTTTGCCTTGTGTACTTCATCTACCATAATACAAACTACTCCATCTAAGAACTGGTCTATTGGAAAGTCTGCTTCAAACTTCTTACTTTTCTTTTCTAGTACTGCTAAACTCTGCCATGTACAAATAGTATGAGTTTTGTCATACTGTTTCCTGTCACCAAATAGTACTCCCACATCAAGACCTAAATTCTTATAGTCTCTTTCTGTTTGTACTACTAAGTCCTTATTAGGAACAATAACTATACTACGCCCATAAGGTTCACACATATCGCTTAAGGCGGCTGTTATGAGAGTCTTACCGGCTCCTGTAGCCACTTGCTGTAAACTCTGTGGATTCTTTAAAAAGTTATTAATAACTTCTACTTGATAATCCCTTAGTATTACAGGCGAGCCTTCTGCTGGATGACCTTTGGGCCACATAGTGTTTTCATATCTTAACTCATTTATAGGTTCAAATGCAAACTGCCATTTGCTCCTCTGGTCATCTACTTCAACACTATATCCGCAGTCTTGAACTATGGGTAGTAATCTATCCAATAAGTTCATATATGTTCTACCGCCAATATCACAATACCTAACACACCCATCCCACCTGCCAAGTTTATAAGCTGGCATGTGGTAGGCGTAAGGTAAAAAGTATTTTGCCGCATCAGAAATCTTACGTCTTGTTGCTGGATCTAATCCTGCAAACTTTACGTTAACTTCGTCTCGAATCTCTAGAACACATTTAGGCATAAGTTATTATACTACCAGTTGTACTGAATTGTCAAGTTAAATTCTCTGCCTTTATTATTATAATAAGGAAGAACCTCTGCTTGTTCGTTTGTTAAGTTTAATGCTGTAAAAGAAATAGTAGTGTTATTAGGAAGTTTTTTTACTGCATAAAAGTTTAGCTTCTTAAGGTCGTCTAAGTATTCTTGTCCAGTTGGAAGTGTATCATACAGACCAGGTGTTCTGTCAAATGATCCTACATACCTTACTTTGTATGTAATTTCTTTCCACATCTTTTTATATGTTAGAACTGTAATGTACTGTGCCACTCTTGCTTTATCAGAATCGTTGTACTTTATCATAACACTTACTGGTCCAAAGTTATTAGAGAATCTAACACCCTGTGTAGAGTAACTGCCTGCATTGTAATACCTTGCATTGGTCCACACATCAGTACTACTAGCTGGTTCTACCATCTCTATAATATCATCGATTTCGTCAATTGCATTTGCAATAGGCATTATAGTATTAAAGCCAGGAGTATACTCAATTGATTCTTCAAAGTCATATCTAAATAAACTTAAAGCACCAAAACCAATCTCATAGCCTGTGCCTTCTT